TGTATGCAGCAGTTAATGTTTTAACTGCTGTTGCCATAGTTTTAGAGGCTTTTGTTACTGTACTCTCGGCTCTATTAAAACCTTTTGCTAAATGTGAAGTATCAGATTTTATATTTACTACTATATCTCCGAGTGATAAAGCCATCTTAAATCTCCTATTGTATTTTAGCAAAAGGCTTAAATCTTGCCTTTAAATCATCTTCAAACTCTTTTACAGTTTGAACTTTTTTCTCTATTTTTCTAATCATGTAATCACTATGTTTGGCTTTTGATTTTCCAAAACTTCCAACCATATTACAAATATTAGCCATTTGAATTTCTAATCTATCAGCGAAAAAAGGTTCTTCTGAATAGTAATCGTACCACTCATAAAGCTCTCTTAAGCTCATAGTATTTTCAAGTTCTGTAACAGTTCTATAATTTAACTGCTGAACCAACTTAAAGAGGAATTTTCGTTCCTCTTTTACTTTTTTTCTTTTGTATCCTCATCTTCATCTTTTGGTTTTTCTTCTAACTGTTTTTTGGCGAACTCTTCAATCTTTTTAAGATATTCTTTTTTTTCTTTTGCACTCATTCCGATAGTTGGAATTTTCATGAATATCTCGTTCATGATTGCTTCACCTATTCCGTTGAGATTTTCAAGTTCATCATCTGTGAAAAATTTAGGCTCAACCATTACAGCACGACAAGCTTCGACCATAGAATTATTAACTCTATTAACGTTATTTTTATCACCTAGAATTTCTCTATGTCTTTGATTTTGTGCGATATTCATTTCTTTAAGTTGAAATTCCGTATCTTCAAAATCTGTACCTTTTAAACATTCCATCTTAACTGTTTCAGTTCTTACAGTTAATAGGGCTAATAAATCTTTTTTCATAGTTTTTTTCCTTAGTTTTTATAGTTTTTGTTGTAGTTTTTCATCAAAAGTGCTGGGATATACTACAAAACCCAGCACCGAGATTATGTCGCTAATGTCATAGCTGGTAAACTAGATATCTCTAATGTTGCATTATATAATACCGCTGCATCTTTAGCCATTGGCATTGATACGTTTGAAATAAATACTTCATATGTGATATATGTTGGATTTCCAGTTGTTGGAGTAATCTCATCATTAAGTTCAACAATGAGTATACGTCTCTCTTTATCATCCCACATTGCAATTAAATCTTGCTGACCTGCTGCATCTGCTGCATTAAAAAGTGTTGAAATTTCTTGATTACCAAGACTTATAGAACCTTGTGATTTAGAACTTTCATCTGAACTAATACAAGTATACTCCTGCATTGCTCTCGACATAGTAATGTCACCTATAGATTGAATACAACCTATCTGCTTACCGCCTGATATTGCTGTTGCAATTGCTGCTGCATCTGATACGTCTGTACCTGTTGCTACTAAATAGGCTTTTGTGCCTTGTACGTCTGTTACTGGTAATGCCATGATTTATCCTTTTAATTTAAAATCAATTATCTGTCTATAAAGTTTTGTATCTGACTCATAATCATCCATATTGTTTATACTATTTGATGATTTAAAACCAATTAGTGAACTTAATACAGCTTCTTTTATCGCCTTGACTTCTGAGTATTTTGTACTCCAACAGTCAATTTGAAACCTAGTATCGTTTTGATACACGCTACCGCCTATACACTGGTTACTGTTGTCATTTATGACTTGATAAGTAATGTAAGGGTTAATGACATTTTGAGGTGCCATAAGTGGATAAATTCTAGTACCAACTAAAGCACTAACTCCACTATCATCTTTTAAACGAGTATATAAATCAGATTCAATACTCATCTTTTAGCCTTTGCGACTTCTTTTGGAAGTCTTTTCTGGATGTATTCTTTAGAAGCAACTAAAACTTCATCTACACTTTTTTCAAGTGCCGGTCTTAAAAATGGTTTTGCAATCATTTTTGAAGTACCCAACTCTATAAATCTTCCATAGAACGGATTAACTTTTCCACTTTTTCTAGGGCTTACAGAAAACGTTACAATACCTCTTTTTGATTTTCGCTTAGTTATTCCAATGCTTTTTTTAAGAACACCTCTTTTACGAGGTGCTAATCTTCTGGCTTCATCTGACACTACTTTAGCCCCTGCTCTTGTAGAACCTACCATCACATTTCTTTCGATATTCAATGGTAATTTCTTAAGTGCTTTTAAAAGCTTTTTTGTATCAATTTCACCTTTAATCATTGTTATCTTCCCAAGCTAAAATCTCAATCGCTTTAAATCGCTCACTAATATTTTTAGTATTCAAAAAATTAAAATATCTATCTTGCCACAATATACGCATTGAAGCATTTACTCCGTCAATATATCTGATTTTAATCTTATGAGTAGTTTTTGAAAAATCAGTATTTGACAAAAACGATTCTCTTCCGCTGATTGGAGTTATCGAACACCAAACAGTTTTAAAAGTTTCAAATTCACCCTCTGGAACTTCGCCATATCCATTTTGAGCTGTTCCCAACTGTTGAATAATAGCTTTGTTTCTCAATTGTCCTGAATTCATACTGTCTGCACTTTATACATATCAAGCATTTTATGAATAGCTGGATTTGCCATTGTCTCAATGCTAACACCAACAATATATTGCTCTCTATTTTCGTACATAGTAGATACAAGAACTTTTAAATATGAAACTAGTGAACTTGGAACTGTCGTATATCCAGCTTTAAAAGTAATTTTAATCGCCCTTTTATCATCTTTATAAGATGGAATGCTATTAAAATATATCTTTGCTGCACCATATTCAAAATAAAGGTAATAATCGTCTGTACTCAAAGTTTGATAAACTTCGTCACTATCCATATACTCAATTTTTGAGATTTCAGTAACTGGACTTTTCGGAATAGTTAAACCTGAATACATACGATCTGTAATTAATTCATAAGTAGCAATTTCAAACTGTCTATTAGTATAGTTTTCTGCATATTCTCTTGCACTTATTGTCATTGATGTGATTAAAGCATCTTCATCATTTTCTAATATGTGCATAAAAGTTTTTGCATCGTCTAAACTTAAAGGTTCGCTTGCTGGTGCTACTGTTTGAACTAAATTCATTTTTTACCCTAGCGTTACTATTTTTAAAGCTTCTTTTGCATCGGCTACGTTTGAATAACTAATACCAAAAGCTTCACATAGAACTTTTAAATCATCTGACTTTAAACCATCTACGATATTTTTATCGTTTTTGTAAGCTCCAATAAGTTCTAATTTATGGATATGTTCATCGTCCAAATCTTCATCATCTGAGTTTTCATCGTCCAAATCTTCATCATATTCTTCAACATCAACACCAATAGAACTTAAAACTTCAATTCTATCTTCATCTATATCAAGAACTTCACCAACTTCAACAAGTCTTTCAAGACCTTTATCAAGATAAGAATTTAAAATTGTAACTTTCATAGTTTTTTCCTTAATAAAAGATACAGCTTAAGCGCTATATCTTAAATGACCACGAGCTACTGTTGCAGCACCAAGTTTTCCAGCTTCATCAATAGTAACTTTAACAGCATAAAAAGCAAAATCATTATTTGTATCAAAATCATCACTTTTTACACCAACTGAAACAGTAACCGCACCACTATCAACTGATGTACCACTTACCGCTGTCGCTAGTGCTTTTGCACCAGTACCGCTTGAGTCAGTAGCTTGTAAAAGCTCTACTGTTCCGATTTTACCAGTTGTAAGTGCTTCCGTTGTAAATGTAGCAAGAATTTGATCTGCTCCATCCATTGCTAAATAATCACCTGTTACATCAGCAGTACCTACATCTTGCGGTTCTACACCCTGTACTACTTCTAATTCTTCATTCATTTTTTGCATAATTTAGCTCCTTACGCTGATGGTACATCAAGAATCACAAAAGGTGATACTGTTGAGCCATTTTCTAATTTTAATGTTGTGTTCATTGACGATTGACCATCTACATTAGAGATTACTTTAAATAATGTTTTATCTTGAGTAAACTTAACGTGTTCACTTGCAGAAATAACAATCCCTGAACCATCTTTAATATAGTAATAAGATAAGTCAAGTAACATAATGTCACCCTTAACCCCAATTGTAGGAGTTCTTTCACTCCATCTAACCGGAAAACCTAGCATCATTGGTGAAGCACCATTAACACCATTTGTAAAGATTAGACCATTATTAGCATCTACCATTGTTGTAATAGTTGAGTATAAAGTTTGAGAAATTACCCATTCTTTCATATCACCTTTATGATTTTGCACCATAAGAGTTAAATCAACATACTTAACTGTATCAGCTGTATTTCTATTTATAGCTTTTGCAGAATCATGACCTAAGAAACCTAAAGGTTTTCCAACACCATCACCACCAATAAACGCATCTTCTTCTGCTTTTGCAATTGCTTGTCTTAGTAGCATTGTTCCAAGTGTAGAAGCTGCTGCTGTATTTCTAAGTAACTTGTTAGAAAATGCAATAAATCCAGCAACTGCTTTTGGTGCCATTTCAATTTCTCTTAATGAGAATGATGTTTCATCAATTTCAGCACCCTCTTCAAGCCATGTAGTAACTACACCAGAATAAACACCTTTGTCGCCACTTTGATCTAGTGCTGGAAACGAAATCTTTGCATCTGGATTGTCACCTGCTGGAATAACTGTTGCACCTGCTCTAATAAATGACATCTCTGGTGTAAAAGCTGTAATCATTTCACCGAATTTTTGAGGAACTAAAAATCCACCCTCTGAACCATTGCCCATTGATTGTGCAGAAACAAAATTTAATCGCGAATCTGTTCCACCACTTTTAATTGCATTTAGAAACTCACCTAAGTTTGAAAACTCAGTATCATCTACAATTTCACCCTCTACAGCTTGAGTTGCTGCAACTGGTGCATGAAATGGTGCAGATGTTGCTGCATTCATTTCAGTATCTAAAGCAACTTGATTTTCTGCCCTTGCAATTTGACCTTTTAGGCTATTTTGTTCAGCATTTAAAGCATCATATTTCGCTTGCTCATCTGCTGTAAAATCTCTTTTCTCTGTAGAAGCTAATGTATTTAACTCCCCCATACTTGCAATAGCTTTTGCTCTTGCTTCCATTAATTCTTTTAACATTAAATCTCCTTTAATAGATTTATTTCTCTTTGTCGTGCATTAAATTTCGCACTATTAAAGCTCGATTGGTTACTTGTTCCAAAAGAAGCTAATACCTCTTCAAAAGTTCCCACCTTATCCGCTAACCCAGCATTAACTGCATCTTGACCAACAAACAATCCTCCGTTACCGTAATTTGATTTTACATTATCTGATGTTGTGCTTCTATTTCTAGCTACATTTTCAACAAAGATATTCCCTAGTGAATCGACTAACGATTGAAGCTCACTATCACTATTTTTCAAAGGCGATATAGAAGATATTATTTTCACTTCTTTTATACCATCTGCTTCTTTTTTCTCTGTATCATCATCAAATGACAACATAGCACCGATTGAACCAGCTACACCAGTATCATTTATAACTACTTCATCTGCTGAACTCCCTATCCAATAAGCTGCACTTGCTCCACTTCCGCCGATATATGCTTTAATGGGTTTTATCCCTCTTGCATTGAATATCATAGATGAAAGCTCACTTATCCCGTTTGCTTGACCACCGCCACTATCAATATTTAGTAAAATTCCTTTTACGTCTTTGTCGTTAAGTGCTGTGTTAAAATCTAAGCTTAATAATTGTGTAGAAGTCGCACCGCTTATCGCTGTAAAAAGATTTGCATATCTAAAAATTGAACCTACAACTGGAATGATTGCTATTCCATCTCTAAACTCTACTTTATGAGTATTGTCTAAAGTTTTAGAGTGCTTAGACGCTAAAGTTTCAATCTCATTACTTCTATTTA